TGCTTCTAAATTTCAATTATTTGAAGTTAACGATGCATTCACAAGAGCTCAGTTTAAAAACTTAGTAGAACCATTCCTAAGAGACATTCAAGGTCGAAGAGGAATTGAGGCTTTCCAAGTTGTTGCTGATGGAACAAACAATACAGGTGAAGTAATTAACAGAAACGAATTTGTTTCAGACATTTATGTTAAACCAAATCGTTCTATTAACTTCATAACACTAAACTTTGTTGCAACTAGATCAGGTGTAGCGTTTAGTGAAGTAGGAGGCGTGTAAGATGGCTAGTATAGATGACTTTAAAGCACAACTAAAAGGTGGCGGAGCAAGACCCAATCAGTTTAGGGTAACTATCGTACCACCAATTGGTATTGTTACAGGACTTAACGTAGCAAACTCTTCATTTCTTTGTAAGGCTTCTAAGTTACCAGGTCAAACACTTGGTGAAATAGAAGTACCTTTCAGAGGTAGAAAAATCTATGTCGCAGGCGACAGAGAGTTCGAAACATGGAATGCAACATTTATGAACGATACAGATTTTAATATTCGTACAGCAATGGAACGTTGGATGAACGGTATTAATGATCTTGCAGATAACACAGGTGTTATTTCTTCTGCTGATTATCAATCTGATTTAACAGTTGAACAATTAGACAGAGACGGAACAACATTGAAATCGTATATATTCAGAAATGCGTACCCACTAACTTTGGCAGACATTGAATTGTCTTACGAAACGGTGAACGCAATTGAAGAATTTGAGGTGACTTGGAGATATCAACACTTTGAAGCAAGTGGCGTTAACTTTTAAGCAACCTACTAAATAGTAATAAGTAAAACAAGTAGGAGTACATTATGGCAGAGCTATTCGGATTTAAGTTCGAAAGAGTAAAAGATACACAACCAGAAGACAAATTTGTTCAGAAATCACCCGATGACGGCACGACCGAGATATCAGGTGGTGGACACTTTGCTCAAGTGTTGGATATCGATGGTCGAGATAAAAATGATCTTGATCTCATTAGACGATACAGAGACATTGGACAACAACCAGAGTGTGATAGTGCAATTGAAGATATCGTAAATGAGGCTATCGTTTCAGACGAAAGAGATAAATCCGTAGAGATAGTTTTAGACAATCTACAATATTCAGACAAAATTAAAAAAAGTATGAGAGACGCATTCGATGATGTTCTCTCATTACTTGATTTTGATTCTAAAGGACACGATATCTTTAGACGTTGGTATGTAGATGGTAGATTATTTTATCATAAAATTATTAATTCAAAAAACCCTAAACTAGGTATTCAAGAAGTAAGATATATTGATCCTAGAAAAATCAGAAAAGTAAAAGCAGTTCAAAAAGTACCAGGCCCTCAAGGTTCTGTTATTGTTAAAGATGAACAAGATTATTATCTTTACAATGAGAAGATGTTAAAAGGTATGATGAACCAAGGTATGAGAATATCAGACGATGCAATTACATATGTTCAATCTGGTTTGATTGATGCAAATAAAAATCAAGTATTATCTTATCTGCACAAAGCAATTAAACCTGTCAATCAATTAAGAATGATTGAAGACAGTCTTGTTATTTACAGAATATCAAGAGCACCAGAAAGAAGAATTTTCTATATTGATGTAGGTAATTTACCTAAACAAAAAGCAGAGCAATATCTAAAAGATGTTATGAACAGGTACAGAAACAAACTTGTTTATGATGCAAGAACAGGTGAGATCAGAGACGATAGAAATCACATGTCAATGTTAGAAGACTTTTGGTTACCAAGAAGAGAAGGTGGTAGAGGAACAGAAATTACTACACTACCAGGTGGATCAAACTTAGGCGAGATAGATGACATTACATACTTCCAAAGAAAACTATACAGAAGTTTAAATGTTCCTATTTCAAGATTAGAAGCAGAGCAATCATTCTCACTAGGTAGATCAACAGAGATTACTAGAGACGAATTAAAATTTACTAAGTTCATTCAAAGAATAAGAAAGAAATTTGTACCACTATTCTTAGACATGTTGAAAACACAATTAGTTTTAAAAGGTGTTATCAATATTGAAGAGTGGGGAAAAATCAAAGAGCATATTCAGTTTGACTTCTTAAAGGATGGTCATTTCTCAGAATTAAAAGCTCAAGAGTTATTAAACGAAAGAATTAATATGTTAGGATCAGTAGAGAATTATATTGGTACTTTCTTTAGTAAAGAATTTGTTTATAAGAATGTATTGAAAATGACAGACTATGAGATCAAAGAAATACAGAAACAAATAAACAAAGAAGCTGGATCAGATATTGAAGACGGTGGTGTTGATATTCCTCAAACAGACGGAATTACAAGAGTACCATCATTTGCCGGCGAGCCAATTGAAGACGATGGCAAAGGTGCATCAGACTCCGATAAGGATGACGGTGCTGATACGGATACTAAATAATACATAAACAGGAGATAAATTATGCCAGATAAAATAATAGATGCATTAGCAAAAGGTAGTCACCTTGATGCTGAAGATGCGTTTAAAGGTGCAATGAAAAGTAAGATTGCAGACGCAATCGAAACTAAAAAGCAGGAAGTCGCAAGAGATATAGTCAATAGTCATATCGATGCAACCCCAGCTGAAGTACCAGCGACAGAAACAGAAAGTTAATAAAATGGACTTTGCTTCCCTATATTCATCAATTACAGAGAAAGATGAACATAAGAAATCCAAAGAATACAGAAAACAATCGCCTAAAATGAAGAAAGCGATTGATGATTTATTTAAAAAAATGGATTCTAAGGGTAGTAATTTCCTAAATAACTTTGAGAAGACTATAACAGACGTTGCAAAGAAACATAGAGTACCTGAAAAGAAACTATATGATTACTTTGAAAAAGAAGCGTCTGATTTTATGAATTAAAAAGGAATAACAAATGGCAATTGCAACACAAACATTAGTAGATTCAGACTTTGAAGTAGTTACTAAACATACAATTACAGGAACAAACGGAACAGCATTGAAAGTTCTTGACGTATCCGAATTGGCAGGAGCTGCTACTAATCCTAGAGTTTCAATTGTTTCAATTTGGTGGACATGTAGTTCAGTAACAGAAATAGAATGGAATGCTAGTTCTAACGTAACAGCGTTTACATTAAACGGAAACGGACACTATAACCACACAGGTCAAGGTGCTCCTACAATAGCAAATAATGCTGGATCAGGCGTAGATGGCGATATCTATATAGAAAACGATGGTGCTTGTACTGGTACAGTAATTATGAAATGCAAAAAGGTATCGGGTTTCGATAATATTCAATAATGGAAACAGTTAAACTAATCACAGAAGCAAACGATTTCTCTCAAGATAATTTTCTTATCGAAGAAAAAGATGGTAAGAAAAATTATAAGATCAGAGGAATTTTCATGCAATCAAACATTAAGAATAGAAATGGTAGAGTATATCCAAAAGATATCTTAATGAAAGAAGTTAAATCTTACAACAAAGAATTTATCGAAAAGAATAGAGCATTCGGTGAGTTAGGACACCCAGAAGGTCCAACAGTAAATCTTGATAGAGTATCACACATGATTACTAAACTAGAAGCAGACGGAGATAACTTTGTCGGCGAAGCAAAAATAATGGATACACCAATGGGTAAGATCGTAAAAAATCTTATGGACGAAGGTGCAACATTAGGAGTTTCATCTAGAGGTATGGGATCACTAGATCAAAGAGGCGCTGCTAACTATGTAAGATCAGATTTTAAATTAGCAACAGCAGGTGATATCGTATCTGACCCATCAGCACCAAGTGCTTTCGTTGAAGGCATAATGGAAGGCAAAGAGTGGGTTTGGGATCATGGAAGTTTAATTGAATCTCATGTTGCAGAAGCAAAAGCAAGAATAGAAGCGAAAGCAAAAGCAAGACAAAATATTGAAGCAAGTTTAGAATTTGCAAAATTTTTAAAACAGTTATAATTAGGAGAAATTATGAGTATTAAAGTAAATTGGTTGATTGCACACAAACCTGTAAATCTGTTCATTAGAACAGCTAAAGCGTTTCAAGAAGCAATCAAAGATGCAACAAAAGGAAAATACGAAATCGTAATTCACGAAAAAGAAAGTGAAGAACATTTTGAAGCTGAAACAGGTAAGTTACCTGTAACTGCGTTATCGTGCAATGACTATCAAATGTCACAAACCGAAGTTTATAAAATCGGTCAAATGCATGATGGTGTAAAAGATTTTCTAGCATTAGATTTACCATTCTTATTTGAATCACACGATCATTGTTCAAAAGCAATGGAAGGTGATCTAGGTGATGAATTAAATTTTAAATTATCTCATCATCTAAATGTACAAGGATTAGCATACACATATTCAGGTGGATACAGAAACTTTGGGTCTAATACTAAAATTTCAAATTTGGCTGATCTACAAAACTCTAATAAAATTAAAGTTGGTGGAAATCCTGTTTGCCAAGATTACATTAAAGAGCTTGGTGTAGAAACTTCAAAACAAGTTATTCAATCAAATACAGAGTGGTTGGAAATGTCAGACTTGGAAGCAGAGTCAGTTGAAAATACTTACACTAGATTTCCCAAAGCTAAATATTGGTTGAACACAAACCATAACATGTTTATTACAGACATCATGGTATCAAATGATTTCTGGTCAACTTTGTCAGATGAAGATCAAGAAATTTTTAGAAAGACAGCTATTGAAGTTGCAAGACTAGAAAGAAAATGGTCTGAGGAAGATCATGAAAACTATGAGTTAGAAGCAAAGAAACATGGTAAGACTATTACAAAAATTTCTGAAGAAGACAAAATTAAGATGAAAGAAAAAGCAATTCCTATATATGAAAAATGGGAAAAGATATTTTCAGATTCATTGATTTCTAAAGTTAAGTCATACGCAGCTTAGAAATCTTATAAATAAATAAGGTATATTATGTATAGTTGGTTTAACGAGTTGACTCGTATTCAAAAACCAAATCGTGAGAAAAAGGATTATTATCATTATGATCTTTACGAAGTGGAAATATTAAATAGTTTATTTCGTAATCATAATGTTAAGAGCGTGTTGAGTTTAGGTGGAATGAGTAACTTAGATTTCTTCCTAGCACAATACGATAATGATGTCAAGACTGCAACGAACATTGATGAAGCAGAAACTTGGCGGCCTTCAAAAGGAGGTCATGGATTTAATCTTGAAGACAAACAACAAGAGTATATCCAAAGATTTAAATATAATGGGGAATACATCTTTACAAGACGAAGTTTATCTAGGTATGATGTTGTTGACGATAAGTATGATGTTGTTTTTTGCAACATAGACACACTAAAAGGGGATATGAAGGTATTACCAAACATATTCATCAAGATGTGGTCTAGTGTTGGACTGGTGGAAGAGACCAGAGAAAAGATGACATTGGACTATGAAAGAAATTTTAGTAATGTGTTGGTCACAACAAACATGTCGATATTTTCGAATACTGATTTAAAGTACGAAAATGACTTTGTTACAACTACCACAAAACTAGAACGGAATAGACGCTTTGTTTATCAAGCGGAAGATTTACCTATGTAAATCCGATGTTTTATAAATAAAGTTATATAAATAATTATTAATATAAACAACACAAAGGAGAAATCCCCATGGCTAATGAATTAGACAAAACCATTGAGGAATTAGAAGCGGAAGTTTTGGCAGAATTAGAAGAAGCCAATGGTGCTGATGCTCCTAAGAAAGGCTCTATGAAAGCCGAACCTATGGATAAGAAGCCCGAAGGCGAAGTTCAAGATACTGGTAGTGCAGTGGTCTCACCAGACCAAGGCGATGCACCTGTCAAGAAAGTCGTTGCAAAGGCAAAAGAAATTACTGGTCAAGCCCCACAAAAAGGTGAAGGCAAACCAGATGCACAACCGAAATTAAAAGAAGAAGAAGAAAAAGAAGATGAAAAATCTTTAGACGCTAAATCTGAAAAAAAAGAGGTTGAAGAAATGCATGACAAAGAAGAAGAAATGAAACCAGACACAGGTAAAATGAAAGAAACAATGTTAAAAGCAATGAAGTCTATGAAAAAAGACGCATTGGAAAACATGTATGCTTCTTACATGAAAGCATCTATGAATAAAACCAAAGATGAAATGGTCAAAGAAATGACTGACGGTGTATCTTCTTTATCAGATGCAAAAATAGAAAACTTACATCAATCATTCGACTCTAAAGGAGTTGAAATTTCTGAACAAGAAAAAGATAAGAAAACAGAAGAAAGACTAAAATCAGTTGACGTTAAAGAACATGTAGATGCTCTTTTATCAAATGACTCTAATCTTTCAGAAGATTTCAAAGTCAAAGCAGCTACAATTTTTGAAACTGCTGTAAAATCTAAAATCAGATCAGAGATCAAAAGACTTGAAGACGAGTATGCTTCAGAGTTAATTGAAGCTCAAACTGAAAACAGAAATTCACTATCTGAAAAAGTTGACAACTATTTAAACTATGTTGTTGAAGAGTGGATGAAAGAAAACGAACTTGCCCTTGAAAGAGGACTTAAAGGTGAGATCGCAGAAGACTTTATATCTGGTCTAAAAACATTGTTTGAAGATCACTATATTGATGTGCCTAATGAAAAGTACGATGTACTTGAAGCACAGGCAGATAAAATCTCGACATTAGAAAAGAAATTAGAAGAAACAATTCAACAAGTTGTTGAAACGAAAAACTCTAATTCTGATCTAATTAAAGAAAAAGTTATATCAGATGTCACTTCTGATTTAACTGAAACTGAAATTGAGAAGTTTCAAACTTTAGCTCAAGATGTAGAATACTCTAACGAAGAAGGTTTCGCTGAAAAGTTAAACACAATCAAAGAGTCTTACTTCCCAAGCATTAAGGTTGAATCAAAAAGTATTGATAATGGAGTAGAAACTGGCACCGCTGTACAGGACATTACAGAGGGTTCCCCAATGGCAAAATATATGACCGCTATTGGAAAAACTGCTGTAAGTAACGGCAATTAATAAATATAGATAAAAAAGGAGAAACCAAAATGTTTCAAACACAACATCTACAAGAAAAGTGGCAGCCAGTCCTAGAGCATCCCGAATTACCAAAAATCGATGATGCATACAGACGAGCTGTGACTACTTTGATCTTGGAAAACCAAGAGAAGTCTTTGAGAGAAGACAGAAGCTTCTTAGGCGAAGCTGCACCAACAAACGCAACTGGCGCTAACG